CAACTGGTGGACGATTACAACTCAACGTAGAAGAAATAATTGCAAGTGATTATAAGTTGAAAGTACTTGATGTGTTGATGAGCAACTTGCCATTAAAAGATAAAGTTAATGAAGTACGACAAATAGTAACGGATAGTAATGTTAAAGATTACACAGAATTATTTCGATTACTTTTTGACAAAGTTACAGATTATGCTCCAACAAAAATCCCACAAGCTATTTTGGCAGTTGCAGAGGGACAGTATCGTGATAGTTTTGTAGTGGATAAAGAAATAAATTTCGTCGCAACATTATATAACATTTTAAATAGTTAAGAGGTAGATATGTCAAAGAATCGATTTGGTGGACCACCGCAGCAACCGCAGTTTAATTTTGACATCGCACAGGCCGAGGATGTTACTTGTGAACGGTGTGAAAATTACACTTTTGAACAAGTCATGCTGATGAAGAAGGTATCGGCATTGGTTTCGCCAACTGGGAAAGAGGCGGTTGTTCCCATTCCCACATTTGCATGTAATGCATGTGGGCATATTAATAAGGGATTCCTTCCAGTAATACCAAAGAGATCTGATACCGAGAATTCAACTGAAACACCTACACGGAAATCAACTCTGATACTGGAACAATAATAATGCCAAGGAAAAAACTAGAAGAGACAATGGACAATCCGAACAGTCAGTTTATTTTTCCATCCACACCATCGATTAGTGACTCAGGTATCTATTATTTGTGTGACGAATTTAATAGTAACACCGCTAGGAATGTAGTTACTTGGATACTCGATAGTAATTTACAAAAAAATAAAACTCCAGATCACCTAACACTGATGATTACTAGTTATGGAGGGGATTTGTCCGCTGCATTTGCGATTATCGATGTAATGCGAGGTAGTTCTATTCCTGTGCATACGGTTGGGTTGGGTGTGATTGCATCTGCGGGATTGTTGACATTTATTTCAGGTGTCAAGGGATATCGTACCCTTACACCAAATACTTCCATTCTTTCTCACCAATGGTCGTGGGGACAGGCTGGCAAAGAGCATGAGTTGATAGCAACCATGCGAGAATTTGAATTGACCACAACACGAATGATTAATCATTATAAGAAGTGTACTGGTCTTACTGAAAAATTTATTCGTGAACGACTGCTCCCTCCGCAAGATGTATGGCTGTCACCACTAGAAGCTAAGAAATATAAGCTATGTGATCATATAAAAAATATTAAGTAATATGGAAGAAAACTTCGTTGATATATCTCGTGTTACTGTTCGTGAAATTAGTAAAGTAGTAGCACGAGATTTTATCGAAAAATATCATTATACAAAGAAATTTAGTTCTACACGATACGCACTCGGTATTTTCTACAAAGAAGATACCGAGCATGTGTTTTTCGCAGGTGATAATGAACAATTGATAGGATGTATGACATACGGTCATCCTGTGAGCAATCGTACAGTAAATTCTATTGTAGATGATTTGGAACTTGACGAAGTATTGGAATTAACTAGATTGGTATGTTTGGATGGGTATGGTAAGAATCTGGAAAGCTTTATAATAGCTCAATCATTTGATTGGTTAAAGAAAAATGATTCGCAAGTAAAAATACTAGTTAGCTACGCCGACCCAGAGCAAGCACATACGGGTGGTATCTATCGGGCAACCAATTGGATATATCAGGGATGTGGTGCATCAAAACTCATGCCTGATTATAGTTTGAAATTAGAAGAAGATAGTATGTGGATACATTCTCGTTCTGTGTCGGCTAGGTTTGGTAATAAGAATATCCATAATTTGGCAAAGATTATTGGTCATACATTTTGGAGAAAAGAAGAAACTGCAAAGCATCGTTATATTTATTTTCTCTGCAATAAAAAAGAAAAGAAACGCATTTTAAATAATTTGAGAATGCCAATAATGTCTTATGGGGATATCAAAGAAACAATACAACTTATTCAAAAAATTCATGTACACGATGGACTTATTGAAAAGGTAGAAGTATTACAAGGTGTAGATAATGGGTGGAAACCACAAAAAATAGAACTACAGGAAAAAATATATGAAAAATGAACAAACTAAAACAAAAAGTTTATTTGATCATGTAGATGCAATCTATGCCAATAAAAAAATTGACTATTTTGATACATTGACGGAGGCAGATAAGAAATCCTATAACAATTATATGGTAAATAGATTTCTGAGTATGAACATACACCAGTTACCGTTTGTCAATGAATTACAGAAATACACATTGGACACCAAAACTCATTATTTATTTTTTAGTCAATTACTTCCTCGTGGAAAACAATTTAACAAATATGTGAAAAAAACAAAAGAAGTGAAATACGAAGATTGGTTGATTAACATAGTGGTTCGACATTTCCAGGTATCAACTTCGGAAGCCTGCGAGTATCTAGAAATTTATTACAAGCATCATAAATCTTCCTTAAAAGAATTATGTCAAATGTATGGCGTTGATAGTAAACAATTAAAGAAAGCAAAGCTATGAATAATCCAGTATCAAGTTCAGTGGGTTACACTATGAAAGAGATTTTACAGAATCCGCTGTATATACCTTATTTTCCACTTGTGTGGGTAGACGCTAAAGATTGGGGAATTAAAAATGAGTGAAAATGGCAAAGGATCAAAAGTGCGCCCATTAAGTGTTGATCAAAAAACATTTTCTAATAATTGGGAACGGGCATTTAATAATTCTGTATGCGAATATAGTGGATTACCTAACACAGCAAGTTATGGGGAAATGGATAAGGAATATGCAGAAATACGCGCCTCGGGAGTATTCTGGGAATTATTTCCTGATTTGACAGGTCATTGGGAAACCGATAAACTTCGATGGAACACGGTACATAAATCGTGAGTATTTATCAAGCAAAGAAAGTGGGAAACACCGCATCTGGAAATAAATATATTATATTACAAGATGGCCCCAAATCATTTCATATTTCTGTTTCCAATGAAAGTAATACAATATATGATTATTTTTTTGACCCACCAAATCTAGAGTTTTTGGATAATAATATATTATTATTAGAAACTGAACTTCTGTCAAAAACCCCTTGATTTTTAAGGGGTTTTGTGTTAGATTACAGTATATCTTTCGGAAGAGGAACTACTATGGGGCATGTTAATTATAAAGGATATACACGAGAAGATGCACTTACAAGTGTTGGTTCCGGATGGGCACAGTTAATCAATCGTGTGTTCGATAAACTGGCATCTATTAAGGGTACAGTAAAAATTGTACAGGTCAAAGAAAAGTTTGGAGGACTTAGTATCTACACCGATTATGGTAATGTCGAACTTGACAAAGTAATTCGTGATGTGGGAATAGAAAGTGTACAGACCTGTGAACAGTGTGGAACCGCTGGTAAGATTCGTGGTGGTAGTTGGTATAAAACCCTGTGTGATGCACATACAAATAATAGTTCCACAATTAATCCCGTTTAATATGCCACGAAAGAAAAAGGAAAAACTTACCAGTTTTGAGTTGAAATTCACGGGTAAGATGAGTATATTAATTGAGCAAGAAAATCACGGGCCAATAGAGTTCCGTTTCAACGACATGGATACCGTCATGGCGGTCGTTCGTGTTATCTTGGATAAGACGGATAATAAAACATCGGTGGATGCATATGATACTCGCACACAAAAAACCTTTACTAAAATTCTGGATAGTATCGAATGAATAAGATTAGCTATTCGCAGTATTCGTTGTGGGCAAATTGCCCAATGGCGTGGAAATTAAAGTATGTTGATGGTCATAGATTTGATGATTCGTCAATTAATACAGTATTCGGTACCGCTATGCACGAAGTCATCCAAGAGTGGCTTGAACAATACTATTACGCGGGAAAGGATACACAAGCAAAGAGTATTGACTTGGGTGAACCGTTGAAGCAGAAATTCATTACTTTGTTTCAAGAAAATACTACGGTCGATGCAAACGGGAATAAAGTATTCTTGTGTGACAAGAAAACCTTAATGGAATTTTACAATCAAGGATGTGAGATTCTATCCTATGTTCAGCAACATCGTAATAAGATTTTTCCTTCCAAGGATACCGTACTTGCGGGTATTGAATATCCGATTGAAACAGAAGTTCGTCCTGGTGTGACTTTTATTGGTTATGTCGATATTATCACCAAGAATGAAAAGACGGGTAAGGTTACGATCATCGACTTGAAAACTGCTCGGGCAGGATGGACACAGGCACAGAAGAGTGACCATATTAAACTAAATCAGATTTTGTTGTATAAGAAGTTTATCTCTGAAAAGTTTAACACTCCGTTGGAAATGATTGGAACAGAGTTTATTATCTTGAAGCGAACAATTAGTGAGAATTCTCCGTATCTAATTCCTCGGGTAAGTACCTTCGAACCATCCAACGGAAAACCGTCAGTTAATCGAGCATGGGGACACATTGAAAAGTTCTTGGATGAATGTTTTGATGGGGAAGGAAATTATCGCACGGATTTGATTACCGCGACACCCAGCAAAGATAGTTGTAAGTATTGTGTGTATAAGGATAAGGAAGTATATTGTTCCGAATCATTTTACAAAATCAAAAAGGTGAAGGTTGTCAATGGCTGAAAATCCAATGGTGAATTATTCTAAAATCATCGCCGAAACAAATAGTAAAATGTTTAATGTTCGGGATGAATATAAGAATAATAGTGTTGAAGAAAACATTGCCATTTGCAATAAGGAGCACTTGAAGTTCTCCGTGGGATGTATTAATATTACAGGAGAACTCAACATTGGAATGATGTTGCGGTCGGCGTCTTTGTTGGGAGCAGAAAACTTTTATATCTTTGGACGCAAGAAATTTGACGCTCGTTCCACGGTTGGGGCTGAGAATTATATTAATATCAAGCAAATTGTATTTGATGACCCGATTCACGCTGATGAAGAAATGCTACTGTATCTACAGAAATTATATGTTCATCATCACGAAATAGTTATTTGTGAACATGGTGGTGATCAATTGGGAACATTTACTTGGAATGATATTGGTATCTATCCACACAAAAATCATACCCCATTGTTTTTGTTCGGGAGTGAAAGTCATGGAGTTCCAGAGATTATTTCCAATGAACGTGCGTTTGCAAAAGTCAGTATCGGTCAACGTGGGGTGCTTCGGAGTTTCAATGTCAGTGCGGCAATGGCAATCGTGTGCTGGGATTACATCAAGGAGATGGGACTGTGAATAAACGAGAACTATACGAGGCTAATATGAACCTACAATTAGAAGACCTTAAAAAGTCGGCAACGATTGCATGGGACGAATTGGATAAGTCTCATGCTGCCCGTGCAAAGTTGCATGATGAATTAGTTATTGCAGAAGGGCAACGAGATCAGGCGCGGGCCGAGCGTGATGCACTGAAGGCCGAAGTGGACACGCTTCGCGCTCAACACGCGTCGCCGCGCCTGAGGACTACACGTATGTGCACGTACGTGTAGTCCTCAACACGCGTCGCCGCGAGTGTTGCCTGTTGTGTGTGCGGAGTGCAAAGGCATCGGGTACCTCACGGTGCATTCACTCAGTGCGAACGGGGGCACTGTGACAACTCGCAGGTGTTCATGCAATGTTTCTCCTTTCCTGATAAATGCCACCGCCGAATTCTGGTAAAAGGAGAATACACATGAAAGTTAGAGAACTGATTACAAAACTCCAAGGGTTAGACCAAAAAAATCTTTGAAATTATTAGGAAATACCGATAATATCTATTATATAGTATTTAAAAGACCCCCTTGACAAATCCCCTGTGATTGTATTATACAACAACTGAAGATGTTGTATTTCTTCCCATCCTAAATGTAGTAACGGAGTAAATATGGAAAATCTTGATGATGATGGTTACCCGACTGATGCAGTATTAGATAAAATTACGAATTGGTCGCACACGGATAAGTTTGTTCATTTAATGGAATTTGTAAAGGATATTTGGTGGCAAGCGGATTGGGGATGGAGGGAGTATAATACCAAAGATTATAACAACCGTGATGAAATTACATACGACATTTCTACAGGTGGGTGGTCTGGTAACGAAAGTATTATTAATGCCCTTCAAGATAACAGATTGTTTTGGATGTGTTGTTGGGAGCAAAGTAACCGGGGTGGGCATTATATTTTTAAAGTATTAACGGAGAATTAAATGTTTCTTAAGGAGAACAAGTATGCAGAAGCGTGATAGGTTTTTACTAGAACAGATGATGATGAAATGTTGGCATGTTACTGATGATATGGACACGATTTCTGAGTATGTGGCAAACCAGTATTCCGACATTCCTACTAAACATGTGGATGCATTGTTGAACATGTTGGTTGGTATGCGAACATTATATGACCAGCGATTTAGTAATACAATGGATTTGTTTGCGGAACTCATTAGAAAAGGAGATGTTAAATAATATGTATGGAATTGACAAATATAAAGAATTGACCTTGACGGCAAGTGCATATAACAGAAAGGTGAATGTTGAACTTCCCAAGGACAGTGATGCTAATACCGTGTTTGAGGCATTTAAAACCTTGATGGTTGGTCTGACCTTTAGTGAACACATGTTTAACGATGCGGTAGCAACATATTTTTATGAACATGAATTAGACAGGGGTGTTGGGCGGGGTTGTATTTAATGTCAGAATTTTATGGAACCGGTGAAGATTCGGTAGAGGCCATATCTACTGTACCTTACAGATATCGTGAAGATATCGCACTTCGTGATATTGCAGAATATATTAATGCCACTTATCAACAACACTATTCCCAAAACAATATTCAAACCACCGAGTTTGTGATTGACGCTGGACATGGTGTTGGGTTTACAGTCGGCAACATTATGAAGTATGCACAACGCTACGGAAAAAAGAATGGTTATGATCGTAAAGATATTATGAAGATAATACATTATGCAATTATGCTATTGTATGTTCATGACACACAAATGGTAAATACAGATGAATAATGTAAAGTTTGTAAAAAAACCATGGGGGTCTGAAACGATTTGGGCTCATACTGATAGTTATGTTGGTAAGATACTGCATGTATATAGCGGAGAATCGCTTAGCGTGCAGTATCACAATTTAAAAGATGAAACCATGTATGTACTTACAGGAAAGGGTATTATCAAGTTTTACATCATGCAAAACGATGAACTGATATTGGATGGTGTACATTTCGTGAATCCTGGAGATTCCGTGCATATCCCACCAAAACAAATTCATTCAGTTGAAGCATTTGAAGATATGGATATTGTAGAAGTTTCCACCAATCATTTGGATGATTTGGTACGACTAAAAGACAGATACGGACGGTAATTATGATTTTAATCTTAAGTGATATTCATGGAGATTACAAAACTCTTCAACGAGCCATTGATAACGCTAACGAGGTTGGTGCAGCTGCACTGATTCAAATTGGCGACTTTGGATTGTTCCGTGGATTTGGCATGAACAACGAAGAGCAATTTAAAAATGTAGTGCATACATCAAACTGTCCAGTGTATTTTATTGACGGTAATCACGATGACTGCACACGGTGGACAACATATACGGAAGTATCACAGGTATATCCAGAACTTCCATTGTATTATGTTCCCCGTGGGACGGTTATGGACATTGATAATCGTACAGTTGCCTTCATGGGTGGTGCGGCAAGTATTGATAAGAATATACGATTGCAGGAAGGGTGGCACTGGGATGAAAACGAAAATATTAGTCCCTTTGAAGTATTACGCATGATGGATAATGCAAAGGACAAACATATTGATATGTTCATTACCCATTGTCCTCCACACAGTGTCATTGAAGAACATTTTGACCCCAGAGCAAAACTGCAATTCGGTGTAGGATTGGATTGGCATGACCATAACCAAGATATCATTGAAAACATTTGGCATGCACTTGGAACTCCTATGGTATATTCTGGACACATGCATAGAAAGGTGGAAGGAATGACATATAGAATTTTGGATATAAACGAACTTTTGGCAGTTTAATTTATAAAATTCGTTGTTTTTCATAAACATCTCCATATTTATACTATAGATGGTCTATAGAGGGAGAGACTATTATGAAGGACAACAAATTTTATGTATATGGACACTTCACCGACGAAAACTCAGAAATTCCTTTCTATATTGGCAAAGGATCCGGTGATAGATATAAAAATCATTCCAACAGAAATAATGAATGGAAATCCTTTGTAAAAACAAATGGGGTTATTCCAAAAATATTATATACTGATTTAACAGAGCAAGGTGCATTCAACAAAGAAAGGGAATTGATCGAACTGTATGGTAGACAGGATACTAATACAGGAACATTGTTAAATAAAAGTTCTGGTGGTGAAGGTGGTACTTATAATAACTATGTACCTGACTGGTTGGTGAATCATATAAAAATTACTATGTTCAAAGTAGCATTACTAGATTATAATTTTTTGAGAAACAAAATATGAAACACACAAAAAATTCATATACAACAATACAAATAACAAAAGATTTCAACGAGCATATAAAAAAGTATTGTAAACAATATGAAATTAGCGCGTCAAAAATAACAGAACTTATGTGGAGTAATTATATATCTTCCAGTAATTATTTACAAGAAATTATGGTAATGTCGGAAGACGCGAGAATGCATTTAATATCTTCTAGTATGTCTGGTAGTATATCTTTTATGGGTGTATAATATGGGAACCAGCATCATACCAACAAATTCAACCTATGCGCATTATTACCATAATGTAACGCCAAATCCACACACGCACGAAATTACACCAAATCCACATAGACATACTATGAAGTTTATAGAATCAGGATCTATTGATGGTCGTCCACGCGTGTTTAATGATGGATGTAAATTGGAGTGTAATATACTAATTAAATTAATATACGATTCATTAAATACAGAATTAGCTGGTAGTAAGACTCGTGTCACAGCTGCAGCAAAAAAGGGTAATTGGATTACTGCAAATAAAATAGGTAAACCAATTTGTGATTATCTGGAAAATTACTATATTTATCGAGTAATTTGTTATTTACGATCCAGAGTATGGTATACGGAATACGAAGCATTAGCAAACATACCAACGGTATTGGATATACAATCAACAGGTGCAATGTTAACTAATGCTGGTGGACTACAAGGAACAGAACAACAGGATACACCACCACAGCAACCAATTTCACACGCGGATGTTCCTTTACAAATACAGCACTCAGATGTTCCAGTGCGTGTCGATACACCACACGCTGATGTACCACACAATGATACACCGCCACCCCCACAAATAAGTTATATATATTGTAGACCACCTGGTGCTTCCTGTGGTTATTACCAAGTTACCGATACGGTAACAGATTGTAGTCAATTAGGCGCTACACCAGGATCATTTGAACAATGTTAAACATTCACGGAAAATAAGTTATGAAAAATGGTTATCTACCAAAAGATCAAAGAAAAAAAATATTATTTCTCGCAGATGATATGCGAGTAACCTCTGGTGTCGGTACAATGGCACGAGAAATTATCGAAGGAACGGCGCATCGATACAACTGGGTTCAAGTGGGTGCCGCGGTATCGCATCCCGAAGTGGGAAAACTTATCGATATGTCGGAAGCTATTAATAATGAAACAGGATTAACGGATGCTTCTGTTAAAATTGTTCCATATAATGGATACGGAGATAGTCGATTAATCCGACAATTACTGGAACTTGAAAAACCAGACGCAATCCTCCATTTCACCGATCCTCGATATTGGATTTGGTTGTATCAAATGGAACATGAAATTCGTCAAAATATTCCTATGTTCTTTTATGCAATTTGGGATGATCTTCCGTATCCATATTATAATGAAAATTTCTATCGGTCGGATGATTGGATAGGATGTATCAGTAAACAGACATACAACATTGTAAAACATGTATCCCGTAAGGAACCTCGTGCTCCGTGGTCATTGAGTTATGTACCACATGGTATTAACACCAGTAAATATCATCCACTACCAGATGATAATGAAGAATTAGTAGAACTTCGAAAGAAGTTATTTAATGGTGATGAGGTAGATTATGTAGTGTTTTATAACAGTCGTAACATTCGTCGTAAAATGACTTCGGATATTCTGTTAGCATTCGATGTACTCATGAAAAAATTACCAGAAGAACAACGCAAGAAATGTCGTATGGTGATGCATACACAAAAGATTGATGAGCATGGAACGGATTTACCTGTAGTTATTCGTGATGTAGTTCCTGATATCGAACCGTATGTTGTTTTCTCCGATGAACGCATTGATTCGAAGAATATTAATTTGTTGTATAATATCGCAGATGTAACCATCAACCTATCCAGTAACGAAGGATTTGGATTGGGCACATGTGAAAGTATGATGGCTGGCACCCCGATCATTGTAAATGTTACAGGTGGATTACAAGATCAGTGCGGATTCAAAAATGACGAAGGAGAATATCTCGACGCCGAACACGATTTTACTTACGAATGGGGTTCTAATCACGATGGTCGTTTCCGTGATCACGGTGAATGGGTATTCCCTGTATTCCCCGCATCACGATCACTACAAGGATCACCACTAACACCATATATTTTTGATGATCGGTGCTCGTGGGAAGAAGCTGGGCAAAAGTTACTGGAAGTATATAATCTAGGAAGAACTGAACGCAAACGGCGTGGTGAATTAGGCCGTCAATACGGATTAGGACCAGGACAATTTACTGCAGATCGTATGTGTGAATTGTTCATTGAACATATGGAAAATGCGTGGGAGAACTGGACCCCGCGTGAACGATTTACTTTGGTGAAGGGATAAGGTTATGAATATTGAACGCAAACCATTATGTATAGTACGTGCTCCGTGTGCAACGCGTAGCGGATATGGCGACATGAGTCGTGATATTATTCGTCATCTTATTGAATATGATAAGTTTGATGTGAAAGTACACAGTGTAAATTGGGGTGACACGCCAATGAATGCGCTGGATAAAAATAATCCAAAAGATAAGATGATTTTGGATCGTATCATTCATGGAGGACAATTGTCACAACCAGAATTATATGTCACCATCACCATTCCAGCAGAGTTCGAACCTATTGGTAAGTATAACATTGGTATCACGGCGGGAATCGAAACTAGTGTTGCGTCAGTTGAATGGGTACAAGCATGTAATAAAATGGATTTGGTGTTGACCATCTCAGAACATTCTAAGAATGTATTTAACTTTTCAAAGTATACACAACAAGACCAAAATGGAAATAAATTGGCCGAGATAAGTGTTACTAAACCTATGGAAGTTTTACATAATTGTATTGACACGAATATATTTAAGAAATTGGAATATGAGTTTAATCTAGAACAATCTATAAAAGACACACTTAATACCATTCCAGAAGATTTTTGTTATTTGTTTGTTGGTCATTGGCTTCGTGGAGAATTTGGCGAAGATAGAAAGAATGTTGCACTACTGGTTAAGATTTTCTTGGAGACATTCCGACAAGTACCAGGAAATACCAAACCTGCTTTGATTTTAAAAACTAGTTCTGCTGGATTTTCTATTTTGGATCGTGAAGAAATATTGAAAAAAATTGATCAGCTACGAGAAACTATTAAATTAGACGCTGGACAAGTTATGCCTAATATTTATTTACTACACGGTGAGTTGACTGACAAGGAAATGAATTCTTTGTATAATCATCCAAAAGTAAAGGCACATGTTTCTTTCACAAAGGGAGAAGGATTTGGTCGCCCATTACTTGAAGCTTCGATTAGTGGTAAACCTGTTATCGCTTCTGGATGGTCGGGACAATTAGATTTCTTGGATAAAGAAAACTCTGTACTGGTTGGTGGTGAACTCAAACCGATTCACGAAAGTTCTGTTTGGGACACGGTATTGATTCGTGAATCTACATGGTTTGCACCAGATATGAATCAGTGTGCAAATGCAATGTACGCGGTGTATAAAAATTATGGAAACTTTAAAAAGAAAGCTTCTGTGTTGGCGAAGGACAATCGAAAGAAGTTTTCGTATGAAGTAATTCGTCAACGAACATTTGATTTGTTAAACAAGTATGTACCTGAATTTCCGAAAGAAACAAAATTAATTTTACCAACACTTAAGAAATTATAATTCATGGCGTTTTTTGATGATATTCGATCACAATTTGGTGTTCGTAGATTTACATCACAGAAAGGATTAACACCAGGCAAAGTAGTACAGTTCACATACGATGATGAACAAAAATATGCACTGGTGTTAAATCCTACGTGGGAGGGTAAGATGCACGCCCTGTCACTACGCTCTGTGAATGCGGGGTCTATGCAAGAAATTTTATCTTTGGTGGGAAGTAAACAAGCTCCCGATCAAATATATTCGTTATTCAAAACATCTAAATTTGTAGCGGATAGACCCTATAGAACATATTTATTAAGTAAGATACAGGCTTTACGAGAAATTTATATAAAATCACCACTGATGGGAGAAGCAGATGCAAAACCCACTGACAGGGGAACTACAGAAGGAAAAGCCTAGATACACAAAACGATATATACAAGAAAAAGATTACTGGGCAGTTTGGAATTTTATCTTTACAGGTAAACTAGTAGATACTGTTTGGTTGCAGGAACCACAATAATTTAAGTTAAGGAAGGGTTATATGACAGAAGAAGGTAATGTTAGTAAAAAACCACTGAGTGCAGCTAATAAAGTTGCAGTAGTTCTCGGTGGTTGTGGTTTTATAGGACATCATCTAGCTCGTCGATTACAAACCGAGGGATATTGGGTACGCGTGGCAGACATCAAAAAACAAGAATATTGTGATGTGTCTACATTTGCAGATGATGTAATGTACGGGGACTTGTCCGACTACCAAACATGTGTACAGGCATTGAGCCTCGGTCGTACCGATGTGGAAGTATACCAACTGGCCGCCGATATGGGTGGCGCCGCGTACATCTTCACTGGTGAGCATGATGCTAATGTGATGACCAACTCCGCGTTGATTAATTTACATACATTAAAAGCAATGGTGGCACTGGGATTGAAGCGAGTATTTTATTCTTCGTCTGCATGTATCTATCCAGAGCATAACCAGTTGAATCCCGACAATCCAAATTGCGAAGAAAGTTCTGCATATCCGGCAAATCCAGATTCGGAATATGGGTGGGAAAAGTTATTTAGCGAACGATTATATTTGTCCTATATGCGTAATTATGGTATTGAACCTCGTATTGCACGATTCCATAATGTATATGGTATAGAAGGTACGTGGGACGGTGGTCGTGAGAAAGCGCCGGCGGCAATCTGTCGTAAAATCGCCATGATGCAAGATGGTGGTGAAATAGAAATATTTGGTGACGGAAAACAAACACGATCATTTTTATATGTCGATGAGTGTGTTGATGGAATTTTACGGTTAATGCATTCCGAATTTTCCGGACCTGTTAATGTAGGATCCGAAGAAATGGTATCTATCAATCAGTTGGCCGACTTGGTAATGCATATTGCAAATAAAAAACTTAGTATCAAACACATACCTGGTCCACTAGGTGTACGCGGAAGATCATCCGATAATCGTTTAATTCGTGAAAAACTTCAATGGGAACCAATTTCACCACTTGAGGTCGGAATGACGAAAACCTATAACTGGATTCTTTCGCAGGTACCGAAATGATTACTCATGTTTCACTAGGAAATGCTGGTCGGTTTGGTAATCAAATGTTTCAGTTGGCAGCATTAATTGGTATCGCTGAAAAGAACGGGTATGACATTAAAATTCCTGTTGAAAATACAGGCAATCCATTTACCTTTTATGATTTGTCTACGCAACAAGCAGAACCAACAGGAATGGAATTACGAAATCCGTTTGACATTCCCGATGAATATTTTGCACCGTTTGCCGACATATCGTCTGTGGTCGATAAACGATATCAAGAACCATTCTTTCATTTCAATAATCAAACATTTGATATCCCAGACAACTCCGATATTTCCGGATATTTTCAAAGTGAAAAGTATTTCAAACACGCCGAAGAAAAGGTACGCGCACTCTTTACTTTTCGTCCCGAAATACAAGAATTAGCGAAGCAAGAATTAGCAAAGGTAAAGAACGATGCTCCACGAGTATCTATCCATGTACGCCGCGGCGATTATGTAGCAAATTCTGTGAACCATACGGTAACTGGAATGGAGTATTACACAGAAGTTATTAATAAATTTTTTAGTAAGGAACCCTATAGATTCGTAGTATTCTCCGATGATCCTGAATGGTGTAAAGAAATGTTTGAAGGTGGATATATCGTAGATATTAATAATTCGTATGTGGAAATGTGTATGATGAGTATGTGCGACCACCATATCATTGCTAACAGTTCATTTAGTTGGTGGGGAGCGTGGTTAAACTCCAATCCCAAAAAGATTGTTACCGCACCATCGAAGTGGTTTGGACCAAATCTCCGTCACAACAGTGTGATGGATTTATTACCTCATGAATGGTTTTGGGTATGAGATTAAAAGAATTTTATTATCAAATGGAAGATGTTGACGGAATTGGTTTATCTGACAAGGGTGACCGACATCCATCACACAAGCACTTTTACATAGATGCATATGACAATTTATTTTCCGCGTGGAAAGATGAACCTATTCAATTAATGGAATTGGGTATTGCTTCGGGTGCAAGTTTGTTACTGTGGTCGCAGTATTTTACTAAGGGGATTGTTACTGGATTGGACATTGTAGAACCTGTACGAAAGGAGTATTTGCAGAGTTTACCTAATACAAATATGATATTTGGTGATGCATATGATAACGATAATGCAAAATATTTAGTAGAAAATTTACCAAAGCAAGATGTATTCATCGAAGATGGTGCACATGATATTGATAACCAAATTTCTGCGTTGATGAAGTATCATTCACTAGTAAAACCAGGTGGGTATTATATCTGTGAAGATTTATTTATTGCCAACCTTGCCAAATACTTGATCGACGGAGTATATCAAATTACAGACAGAAATTTCACCACTACTATATTAGATTATCACAATCGTCCAAATGGATTGGCAGATGATGTAATGGTTATTATTCAATTCTTAAACTAACATGAAAATAGCACTGTGTTTATCTGGCCAACCCCGAGGATTACCGTTATCACTTAAAATGTTAAAGGCAAATCTCATAGGCATTGAAAACATGGATGTGTTTCTCCATGCGTGGTTTGATCCCGATACTATCGGTCAGCCATATGATAGTGCTCAAGCGCATCAACAAGGTCGTGTGGGATTAGTACATCCACAAACCGAAGAATTGTTGCTGAGTTTAAATCCCAAAGAACATTTGTTCGAACCGCAAAAAGATTTTCTATTTGCTAGACAATTTATATCGCCACCAGAAGCAAATCAAGAACGGATGGCTAGTATCTTCTATTCGATTTATACTGCAAATATGCTTAAAAAGAAATATGAATTGGAGCATGGGTTTGAGTATGATTTAGTTATTCGGGCACGATATGATTTGTTGTTTGAGAGTCCAATCAATCCACTGGATTACTGGGAACAATCACGAACGCATATAGTAACTGCGGAAAAGTTTCAAGGACTTCGAAACGATCCCAACTTTCATCAGGGTGGATACACCTTAACAGATATTTTCGCATTTTCTACATCAAAGAACATGGATGTATTTTGCGACACCTATCCACACATGTCATTTATCCATACGCAAATTAATCCTCCATACGGAGAAAATTATTTGGGATTCCGAGTTAGAGTTATGGGTGGTATCGACGCATATTGTGCTCCGTTTAATTATGAAATTATGCATCGGGTGGTAAATATTAACAATATAGATGAATTGGAAAAACTTTACTCATGAAAATAGCTGTATGTTTGTCTGGTCATTATAGAACCCACGATACTACTTTTATCAACTGGTGTGAAAAATTATATTCCAAATATGATTGCGATGTATTTTTTCATACATGGGATGTTAATGGAACCAGAATAGGATTTCAAAATGATGAGGTGGCGGTAGAAGATTTAACTCCATTGGAATATACGGTTGATCAATTAAAAGAGAAGTTTAAATTTACTGATGTAATTGTTGAAAATTATAAAGATTTACATGAAACATTTTTACATGTAAGTGCAGTCGCCAGAGAACGAAGAAAACATATACCAGAGTTGGAAAATAGACGAGCTGTTCATTTGTATTCCATGTGGTATAAAGCATTACAATGTTTTGAATTAATGGAAAATTACGCAAATCAAAATAATGTTAAGTATGATATAGTAATAAAATCACGACCCGATTTGATTGTTTTTGATCCGACTATTCAAACCACATATCAATTTGAGCATCTGCCTCCGATTACTTTAAATGAATTAGAACTCGACAAAGTAACAATTCCACTGTTTAACAAATCAGATGAACTACACGATTATTTTGCAGTGGGTACTGTAGACTTGATGCGTAAATATCACCAGTTGTATAATCATATGTCATATTTGTTAGACAATATTAGTTTGGCAGATTTTTTAAATCCACATACATTATTGTACAACTACACGGAATTATTTGATATACCCGTAAAACCAGTACGAAACTTTATAACTATACAACGATAATATGAGAACAGATTTTACACCAGATAATGTTGAACTATGGATATCTAATTGGAAACGAAAGGATTTGATGGATGGATTCGCACGGCAATGGTTAAATACTTTTGATTTTGAACGAGTCAATATCATTACCAATAATTCATCGGTGACCATAGAAGATTTTGCTGATGATATCAAACCTAGGATAAAGATTTGGAATAATGTAATGCGACACGATTATGCTATCGGCCCCATGGTCGAGAATTATAATCAAGCATATGTTCACACCTTTCTCGCAGGTAAAAAATATTGTATTACGGCGCACGATAATATGAATATTCTTCCAGGATGGGTTGACATTATCAAGCAAACTGATTATGATTTATATATGGCACCGCAAGGTGATCAAGTTACATTAATAACCTTAGAAGGGTTGCGACGATTTGGTTGGTGGGACGAACGATACGCAACCAACGGTAATCATGAACTAGATTATTCGTCACGAGCATTACGAAAGGACTTAGGACACAATAAAGCGTCTATTGTAGATTATCATGGGTGGCATAATTGGCCTGAACAAGTTCAAGTAGAGGGACAGATTATTAGTCCAATTTGTAAAACGGGGCATCTTGAATATGGTGATGGGTTTCCATATCTCAGATGGAATGATGTAGGATTGGACAAGTATTGGGTACGCGTATCGAAACATCAAGTACCACAGTGTGGACCAAAAACAGAAAAATTTGAGAAGTTAACGTGGAATGACAGGAAGTGGAGAGGTCAAGCACCAAACATCTTTGAAAATTTCGCACAAGGGCCAGCAGAGGAAGAAATTGATTGGTACCCGTGGTTAGACATAAATTCTTTAAATTTCGACATTTGCAAAATTACATAGGGGAAATATTAATGTTAACAGAAAAGATACAAGCAGCACTTGAAGACATCCGTAATGGTAAACCAATCATTGTCGTAGACAGTTATGATCGTGAAAACGAAGGTGACTTGATGATTGCTGCCGAAAAGGCAACACCTGAAACCTTGGCCTTCATTGCGAAAGAAGCACGGGGTATCATGTGCATTCCCACACCAAAGTTTATGTTGGATCGTTTGGGCATTCCCATGAGTCCGTCCAATAATAACGATAAGTTTTCTACACCATTCGCAGTAAGTATTGACGCTCGTGATGGTGTCACTACTGGCGTTAGTGTAGAAGATCGTATGGTTACAATTGGATTGGTATTGGACGAAAATACCAAGCCAGAGCAGTTAGCTTACCCAGGACATTTATTCCCACTTCGTCCACGATCAGGTCTCCTAAAAGATCGTCAAGGTCATACCGAAGCATCAGTACAGTTAGCAATGATGGCGGGTACGAAACCAGTGGCTATTATTTGTGAAATCATGAATGATGATGGTAGTATGTCCCGCATTCCAGATTTGGATCCATATGCAAAGAAATGGAATTTAAATATGATTTCTATCGATGAAGTTATTGAATATTGTAATGAAATTGGATGGGAACCTTCAATTCAAGTTGGGTAATATATGGCACACAGAGTATACAAGGGTACATCAATCGGTGGTAGTCCGATTGTAACAATGGTAGACAATCATGTATATAAAGGAATGGCTATCGAAGGAGCTCCGTTATACACGGTGAATGATAATCGTTTGTTTAGAGGGAGATCTTATTCAGGTTCTCCATTAGCTACATTACACGAGAATCGTATATTTTTGGGAATGTCCAAGCAAGGTGATCCATTAGCAACTATTGTGGATAATAAAAGTTATAAAGGAATGGCAGTATTTGGGTCGCCAATAGCAACATCACCTGATAACAATAAGTTGGCGGTCTTTGCAGCAACATATCATATACTGAAAGGATAATATGTCCGAATTAGTTACACGGGCCTACAATCGATTTGATGTGGATGCGACACGGGGGATACTTAGAAAGATAAGTTCTACCGAACGACTGCGTGATGAAATTTTGTATTATAAAACCCTGCAGACAACCTTCCCCGACAAATCAATTTATTTTCCACGACTACTCGACAGCATTCATCATGTGAAAGATGATTACTGGATGGATCTGGAACTGTATGATTATCCCAATCTGGGTAGTTACTTACTGGCGGACAATATTATGCCGTCGTGGGATGATTTATTTTCTAAATTGTCGAACATATTAACGGAATGGTCAGAAGCACATCCGTATACAAAATGGACAGAGGATGAAATTCGTTCGGCTGCATATGACATGTATATAACAAAGACCGAACGAGAATACACTAATTTTTATAATGGTTGGCGAGATAAGTTTGAATCTTTATTTATTGATCAAATAAGAAATCATATATTATACATCAATAACAAAGAATACAAACCATTTGAAATGATATGGCCGCAGATAAAATCATATATCGAAAAAAATATGTTACAATTTACACCATCAATGATTCATGGTGATTGTTGTTTCAGTAATATTTTATATGGACAAGAGAAAAACATTATTCGATTCATTGATCCTCGTGGATCGTTTGGTAAAGTAGGAATATTTGGTGACATTAGATATGATGTTGCAAAATTACAACACTCGGTTGATGGATTATACGAAGCGTTTATAACTGATAAATTTACTGTCGATGCTCGTGGAAATGCATATGAACTGAATATTCGTACCGGATCTATTGCACATACAGAAATCAATATTGCGTATGAAAAATTTCATAAAACATTTTTCCCACAATTTAAACTGAAAGATATCAAGATTATTCAGGGATGTATCTTTATTGGTATGTGTGCACGACACTATGATAGTATGGAAAGACAACGAGCAATGTACTTGACTGGCATTCGTTTATTGAATGAGGCATCACAATTATGAATGTACTTGTTTTGATGGCCGGTAAAGGTCAACGATTTGTAAAGGAAGGGTACGCAACTCCCAAACCACTCATAGAAGTAAATGGAAAAACTATACTACAATGGACTACCGAGTCCTGTCCATATATTAAACATGATGGCCGGAGTCAATATAATGATGTAAAATTACATTTCGCTGTGTTACAAGAACATTTAGAAACTGGATTGGATAGATTTTTATATTCCATATACGGTCGCAATATTGAAATTATTCCGTTTAGAAAAATTACTCGTGGTAATTTAGAAACTGCTCACATCGCATGTAAACGAATGTTAAACACCGGGGATGATTTGTTGGTGTTGGATTCTGACAATAAATACAATGATAATAATATGTCACAGTTTATTGATCGTTTACCAAAACAAACACATACAATGGCAGTAATGTGTTTTGACAACCTTGACAAATCATTACCGAACAAATGGTCGAATGTAAGTATTGAAAAAGGAGTTGCAACGGGTATACGAGAAAAAGATGATGCGTGGATAGAACATCCATCACTCATAGGTACTTTCTATTTTGCGAATACAGATTTCTTTATCAATTATTCATCGTATATTATTAATCACGAAAAACCTGTGATCTTCGGTGGTAACCGAGAATATTATATGAGTATGGTTCCTTCACACTTATTAAAAGTGCAACGGGTATATTCACATAAAATAACAGATGTAATACCGTTAGGTACACCGGAAGATGTCAAACAATTTGAGGGAATATATGATTATAGCGTTTGACCTGGACAACACTATCTGCGAAAATAAACTTGGTGATATGACGTACGCCGATGTGAAACCGTTTCCAGAAGCATTAGACACATTAAAATGGTTAAAGGCAGAAGGACATACTATTATTTTACACACCGCACGACACATGAAAACTTGTGGTGGGAATCAAGGAAAGGTATTGGCAAAACAAGGAAAAGTTTTATTCGATTGGTTAGATACATGGGAGATACCATACGATGAAATTTGGTGGAGCAAGCCACACGCCGATCTAATAGTAGATGATGCAGTACATAGACACACAGAGTGGTCTTCCACAGTGGAAGCCATTAAGAACCGAATACAAAAAGGTCCGCGGGGACCGGAGAATCCATAATTATGTCAGAACCTACTTTCTTTTTCGACACAGCAGACACAAACTATATTCGTAAGACATGGGATAAACTTGGTAAACACATCGACGGTGAATCGGTAATTGGTATTACGACAAATCCAAGTGCGTTGGCAAAAGTAAACTGTGATACTTTAAATAAGTTTGAAAAACTTGTTACTGAACTCTGTGAACTTGTTCACGACATTCGTGGACAAAGTGCATTTGGGTTGGTATATGTGCAAGTTCCTAATTCATTGATGGACCCCGATGAAATTATTGAATGGGCCAAGTACATTAAACAATTCAATGGTAATGGAGCAGCAATCGCATTAAAAATTCCACATTTTAATTACGCGGTACAACTAACAGAAGACCCAGAATTCCATGAGTTATATGTGAATGTCACTGGTGTTGCTGATGCTGGAACGATTGTGAAATCTATGAGTTTTAATAATATATTTTTTGGTAGTATTATTCCAGGTCGTATGGAAGAAGTGGGTATCGATGCTAACTCTCATTTAGAATTTTTAGCAAACACACAATTCCACAAACATCAAAATATTATTGCGGGAAGTATGCGTACGATTGAAGGACTTCGCAATTCCATTTATTATCACACCGTTCCTACGATTGGTAGTCGTGTGTGGGATATCATTGACACTGAAAATGGATGGGAACAGTTTGCTTCATACTGGGAATATACATATTCTGCACCTGAGTATCCTGTTGCGACCTATCCACCATTCACGACCGGAACAAATATTGACTTAAGTAAACAGTTCTTTGATCAAATGGATATATTAGGTGAAAGTATATACAAAGAGTTTATTGGTAAATGAATATAATTATTCCTATGGCTGGTGAAGGAACTCGTGTAAAAAGCACGGTTCCCAAACCACTGGTAGAAGTATTACCAGGTAAAACCATGATTGAAATGGCATTGGAATCGTTAAATATTGATGGACATTATTGTTTTATTGTAAGACGATATCAAAATAATGATTGGAATGTGGCTCTTCGTGATTCGATTCGTAAAACCGTAGGGCAAGCAGTTGTTGTAGAAATTGATTATCTTACCGATGGTCCTGCTATATCCGCGTTACATGCACCTGAATTATTTTTTGGCAATACAGATTTGTTAGTTACAAATTGTGACCAAATTATGCATTGGGATGCTGATAAATTTATAGAATTTACCAAAACAACAGACGCAGTTGGTGCTGTGGTGACTTATAATACCAACACACCAAAGAACAGTTACGCATTGGTTACCAATACAGAACACACATATCCGATATTTACCCAAGTAAGAGAAAAGGAAGTGATTAGTAACTATTCCTTAAACGGTATTCACTGGTGGAAGTATGGTAACGATTTCGCATCTTCTGTGCATACGATGATGGAAAAGAAAAATACTGTTAATGGTGAATATTATGTAGGTCCGACATATAACTACTTGGAAGGCATTAAACGAGTATATGATATACCTCCGTCAGAACACTATGCCGTAGGAACCTTGGAAGATATTGAACAATATAGAGTATTGTATGGAAATAAAACGAATTGAGGATATGACCCGTGGATGGTTTATTGGAAACTTTAATCCATCCGTGTTAATGACCAGTGACTTTGAAGTAGGATATCTTTGTCACAAAAAAGGGGAAACTTGGGGTACGCATTATCACAAGAGAGCTGTAGAAATTAATTATTTAATTCGTGGAAAGATGCGAATTCACGGACAACTATTGACAACAGGAGATATATTCACTATATTTCCGTATGAGATAGCAGATCCAGAATTCTTAGAAGATTGTGAATTAATTGTTGTTAAATTACCGTCTGTCATAGGCGACAAATATAATTTAGTAGAAGAGGTAAAAAAATAAAATGAGTGTGAATATTTTTACAAGAGATATTGATTTATCTAAATATTTTGTAGTTAAGTATTTTCTTTCGGGGAAAACTTCACTACGAGATGCCGCGTGGAATTTGGCAATTGGGCAAAGCATCGGCAATCCGAACAATCGTAGTGTGTGGGAAACGGACCAGATGTTTCGTGATCACAGTTGTTTTGTTCTCGCTGATGAAAATGAATTGAAGTCAAAGTTTTCCGGTGAAGTTGATATCGCATTTCCCTTAGAAAATCTCAACTTAGAAGAAGATGGTATCTCTCAAATTCTCTGTCATATCGCTGGTGGTCAGGTTGATATTCTGGAAATTGAACAATGCCATGTGTTAGATGTAACACTACCAGAACATATTGAACAACAGTTTACATTGAAACCAGCATATGGTATTGATGGATTCCGTAAATTTAATGGTGTCGAAGGTAAACCATTCTTCGGTGGTATTATCAAACCCAAGGTTGGAATGAGTCCCGAGGTATTGTTAGAAGCCGTGAAGGAAATGGTGTATGGCGGTGTAAACTTTATTAAAGAAGATGAACTCCTTGGTGACCCCGCACATTGTCCATTATCCAAACGAGTTCCACTAATTTCAAATTGGTTGGCACAAAATGCCCCGAATGTAATGTACACATTCTGTATTAATGGTGACAGTCCGTACGCATTACAACGAGCACAGTTCGTTTCAGATGAAGGTGGATTGGGCGTCCATATTAATGTGTGGAGTGGATTGGGTATATATCGTGCAATCCGTAAACAGAATCCCAATCTGTGGATTCACTTCCAGAAGTCTGGGGACAAATTCTTTACTGACCGGCGTGCACCAAATCATATTTATTGGCCTGTCATCTGTAAGATTGCTGGTTGGTCTGGTGCAGATTCTATCCACGCAGGTATGATTGGTGGATACATGAATCAAGACGATACCGAACTTCAAGATGCATTGAAAGTGTTGTGGAATTATAATGTCATCCCTGCACTTAGTTGTGGAATGCATCCTGGATTGGTTCAACATATTAATGGACTACTTGATAGTCATGATTGGATGGCAAATGTTGGTGGTGCAATGCATGGGCATCCCATGGGTACTCTCGCCGGTGGGTTGGCGATGCGTCAAGCAATCGATGGTACTCATGGAATGGAATACGAAACAGCCATTACGAAATGGGGACATGCAGAAGTTAATTCCGATTTACAATACAGAATTTTTTAAGAGAATTATATGACATTAATTAATAGAACCACCGATATCATTTCGAAGATTACTAAGTTACCTACCGACATATATGGACTAACGCATCGTCCATCGCTGGAGCCACATATTTCCGATGATACGGATTGGCTCGGTACTCCTGATCCAGAACCACCATTACATTTTACACCGTTGGATCATGATGCATTGACATATGCGTATAATAAACTTACCTCACCACCAAAGTTAATTGTGGAAATTGGAGTCAATCGTTCTGAGAGTTATGAAGTATCATCTACTTCTACACTCTTGAAATTAAAACCACAAGAGTGTATGTATATTGGTATTGATTTGGATGACAAGTCGGCAATCAATAGTATTGAACACAACATATTTACAATTCAAGATGATTCTGCTAATTATGAAAAATTGTATCAATTGATGGAATGGTACGGACACGAACAAATTGATTTCATGTTTGTGGATGGGTGGCATTCCGTTAATCAAGTATTAAAGGAGTGGAAGTATTGGGAAAAGATGATTACCAATGGGGTCATGGCATTCCACGATACCAATTATCATCCAGGTCCGGTGGCGTTACTTGACGCCATTGACACGAGTATATTTTCCGTTGAATATTTTGGGCTCGGAGAAGCTGATTGGGGAGTAGGTGTGGTGCAACGATTCGAGGTGTGATATGATTAAAGGTTTAATTTCTATCTTTGTATTACCCCACGAGATTGATAATTTACATTTAACATTATATAATCTCCGTCGTAATGCAGAATTTAATCAAGATGTGCAATATAAATTTGACATCACACTGTGTTTAAGTGATGAGATGATTGATTGGGCACAATCAAAACTTCCTCGTGAATATTTTGCTGACAAGTTTCATGCTACCGTCACAACATTATGTAAGTGGGCAGACGCAAATAGCACATTTAGAATAGAATACGAAGATAAAATATTGGGGTGTGTGTCGCAACGCCGACATACATTACAATATGTTGATGAATGTGATTTTACTTTGTGGTTGGATAATGACTTATTCTTCGGTGATAAGTTTCTTGGATATTTGGGAAGTGCAATCAACGCTATTCAAAAAAATGGAATTGAATATTATGTAGTAACCCCACAAATTACCAGACAATGGGATTCTACATGGGATGTACTCGTTAATGAAGATTTATTGAATAAACCATTTAATGATAATTTGGTGGCAAATGTATTTGATTTGGGGTTACGAGACAATGGTGTTGGTGTTGTTCCCATCCCCAACTTTAAGGCAGCCGGTGGATGGGGTACGGTACTTAGTAGTAAGTTATTAAAGATGGTTGGCATACCCGACTCGTTTGGACATTACGGTTTAGAAGATACATATGTATTAACATGTGCGCAAATGCTTCGTGAACACGGAGTACCGATACAACAATATGTACTCAACGGATTACTGGCATGCGAAAATCACAGTGGGCAAACTAATGAATATTTACGAAAGAATATTTATTTAAAAGATAGAAAAGATGAGTTTAGACAAATAGCAACACAGAATTACGGACAAGAACTTCAACGGTTTTATAATGAAAATATTCTACAGAATAAGTGAATCCAGTAATTCACAACATGCACAACAACGAACATGGCAAGTTAAGTTATCTAACGCCACGAAACAACGGTGTTTGTTAAATGTACTGAATTGTTTCCCCACGGCAGAAATTACCATATTTGTGGATTCGATTAGCGATGAAACATGGAAGTGGTTAAATGAATTATCGGATGCAACAGAACGAGTTAATCTCGTCAAGATACAAGCAGGGTCCGATGCTAAGTCAATGCGAGTATTATTAGACGAAGTGCAAAAGATTACAAATGATAAAGAAATTGTTTTGTTTCAAGAAGACGATTACCTATATCTTCCTGGTTCTGAACACAAAATTATCGAGGCATTAAATTATGCGCACTATGCAACTGGGTACTTACACCCTGATAAGTTCTGGGATCCTTCTCACGGTGGCAATCCGTATACTCCTATGGACAATGTATCGGAACCTACGCAAGTTATTAAAACGACTGACCATTTTTGGATGATGACCAACTCCACTACCAATACCTTTGCAACAACTGTAGGTACTATCAAAGAAGATATGGATGTGTGGATGTGGGGAACCGACGATGGTATTAATACAAAAGATTTTGCAATCTTTCTTAAACTTCGTGAAAAGAATAGGGCATTAGTGCAACCATTACCGTCCTTAGCTACACACTGTTTAAAGGGATTTGAAGCACCTCTAGTTGGATTGAATGTCGAGTCATGGGAAGATATCTAACCCTTGACAATTAACAATAGAATTGTTATATTTATCAATGAACCTTAACGAATAGTTTATAATGAAACAAACTGTATTAATTACTGGCGTGGCGGGATTGTTGGGATCACGATTGGCTGATTGGATTATCAAAAATCACCCTGATGTAGAAGTTATCGGTGTTGATGATTTTAGTGGTGGGTATCAAGAAAATATAAACCCATCGGTTAAATTTTATAATATTGATTTAGGAACACAGAATTGTGGATATGTGTTTGACACACACCAGATTGATATCGTATATCACTTCGCTGCTTATGCAGCGGAAGCACTGTCTCCATTTATTCGACAATACAATTATACCAACAATTTACTGGCAACGGCAGGGGTTATCAATCAGTGTATTAAACACGATGTGAAACGATTGGTATTTACTTCGTCGATGGGTGTGTATGGATTTGGTGCTGGTGAACCACCGTTTCATGAAGATATGGCACGAGCACCTATTGACTCATACGGTATCGCCAAAGCAGCATGTGAACAAGATATCGAAGTCGCTGGCGTGCAACACGGATTGGATTGGTGTATTATTCGACCACACAATGTATTTGGCGCTAATCAGAACATTTGGGACAGTTATCGTAATGTGTTAGGTATTTGGATGTATAAACATTTAACCGACCAACCATTAACTATCTTCGGGGATGGTAATCAGATCCGTGCATTTAGTTGTATTGATGATTCACTTGAACCACTCTGGCGGGCAGGAACAGATCCTAAAGCATCAAAGCAAATTGTTAATCTTGGTGGTATTCACGAATACACTATCAACGAAGCTGCACATACTTTGATTGATGTAATGGGTAGTGGGGAAGTCAAATATCTTCCACCACGGCACGAAGTTAAGTATGCATACCCAACATGGCAGAAATCTGTAGATGTTCTTGGTTTTGAACATAAGACGGATTTACATGAAGGATTAAAGAAAATGTGGGAGTGGGCAAAGGTACAACCAGAACGCCCACGACAGGTATGGAGTAAATATGAAGTAGAAAAAGGTATTTATCCTTTCTGGAAAACTGATGTGTTGGTGCAAGAAGCAAAGACCGTTAAACTTAAAAATTAATATGATTTCAGTTATTATCCCATCATATCGTAATGCAAAATATTTGGATTTATGTTTGAAATCATTGATTGATGGTCAAGTCAACAAAAATCAAATCATTGTTATACTAGATGGATACGCAGAAGAAAGTTTACCTACGCTAGAAAAATATAAAGATATAGAAGTATTAGATTTAGAATCTAATCGGGGTATGCAGACCGCTATTAATATGGGTGTGTGGAATGCAACGAGTGAAAAGATTCTTATCATTAATGATGATAATGTATTTCCTCCTGAATGGGATGTTCGTATAGAAGAACAGTATCATCCAAACACAATCATTACTATCAATCAAATAGAACCTACGGGGCCTGGTATGTTCCAGTTCCCTGTAGGAGATTGCGGACACACGGTGGAAACCTTTGACATGGATAAGTTTATCCGTTTGGAGAAAGAAACATCTCACAATCGTATGACAAAAGATGGAAACATTTTTCCATTTTTGATTAACAAGAAATGGTTTATGGCTGTGGGTGGGTTTGATACTTTCTATAATTCTCCGAATTTGTGTGATTGGGATTTCTTTCTAAAATTGGAACTTATTCCCACGATAGGACACGCCAGAATTCATAATGTACATTTATATCATTTTGGTTCTGTAGCAACCAAAAAGAATGCTGAAAGTTTAAAATTTAAAGAAAAAGAACAGTTTGCTGTACAACAATATTTATATAAATGGAAGTTCACCCCTCATAATGGGAACAACAATACAAAAATTCCAGATGGACACTTTTACAAACAAGGAGAATTGGGAAATGCCAACGTGGCAAGGTGATATTGTGGTCGATGACGATGATGAATATGATAAATTCTATGACGACGAACTAGATTATTACGAGGAGGAATTTGGACTTGAGGATGGTTATGAAGGATTTGAAAAGATCCGTCATCCCCGACGTTCCGAAGAAGAATCCAAACATGGAAAGAAACGAAGTAGCGTCAAACACCAAAAGCGTCCAGATAAGGAATAACTTATTGTCGGTAACTATTTATCTAGTAGACCGTATTGTACGGCTAGTAGGAAAGAATGGTACACACCGAGATTCATATGGCAATACAGCTAGACGAACAGACAGCAGTAACATTACCATTGAAAACAGCAATCATGCTAGCCTTTGCATTGGTTTCTGCAACATTATTTGTATTTCATATTGAAAGTAGAATTGATGATATAGAAGCAACTGTTTCTAGAAAATCTGTTGCCTGGGACGCCGCCGGCAAATTTACTGCGGAATT